TAATTGAATCTGTCTGTCTTCTTGTATCTTGAGTTTTCTAAGATGAATGAGTTCCTTCTTCAAAGTAACTTTCCTTTGAAGAATATCAACTGTTGCATTGCCTGTTAAAGTACCAGACTTATTCCCATTATCATTAGACATGTTATAATTCCAAATTTCAAAATATATCTATTTCTTTTAACTCTTTTCCGATATATCAGCCATGGTAAAGCATCTTCACCAATTTTAGGATAATAATCCTTATTATAGTATTTATGCATTTTCAACCTCTGATTCTACAATTTTCATTCCATTTCTCAACATCTTGAGTTCTTTTATGGTATCTCTTGCATTCTTATGAAGAATACCAATACCACCTTCTGACTCCCATGCATCAATATTTGACTGTCTGTCATCTATCAAAACATTACCTTTCTTAGAGAAAATCTTCTTCTGACTACCACTATGGGTGCATGTTACTACCACAAAAGGGTCAACATACTCCTTAATCCATTCGTTTTTATCCCAAACTACAAGTTGTCTGTTAACTGCACCTGCAGCTGTTAGTATCTCCCAGTTCACACCAGTATGTTTGATATATCCAATCAACTCATGATAATCAACTGTAGGTGGTAACTTTCTGAAACACCTCTTGTCTGTCAATTCTTTCTTTCTTGCATCATATTCACTATGACCATAGTTGTCATTCCCAAGAGGGTGACCTATCATTTCACTGATACCTTTTTCAAAGTCGACAAGGACTCCATCCATGTCAACAAAAATATTTTTTAATGTTCCTTTATTTTCCATACGATATTATGCAGCCTCCAACCACTTTCTTACTGATTCATCAGAACTATGTAATGAACCATCATTCATAGTATATGTTGGTAAATACTTAGTCACCTTACCAGTCTTGTCATGATACCACACTTTTTGAAGTGACTTTATGTTGTGGTTCATATATCCATACTCACCTTCATTGTTCACAAACTTACTAATAGTAAAACCAGTATCAGTAATCTCAATGTAAGTTGGGGACTCCCACTCTGTTAAATTGAGTTTCAATGATTCAGTATCATCAAAAAGTTCTGTATCAATAACATACTCCTCTGAAGCTCCATTAGAATATGTAGTAATAGGTTCTACCATTTTAATGATTTCATCAAAAGTAGGGCCCTCTGTATCATAGAGATTTACATTTTCTATGATATATTGAGAACCACCCTTGAACTTCCAATATGGTTCATCAACACCATGTTCATAATCCTCATTGTGAGCTGCATAGTTCTCACGATATTGAGTTGTGATTAAAACCGAAATGTTTGACTCGTTTTCTTTACCATATTTACTTAACATATTTTTTTCTCTCTTTTTATAAATGAATTCCTATGTTCCTATTATACTAAAATATGTACCTATGAGTCAAACTATCTGAGATAGTCTGGCCCATAAATTCTCATTCCTTGAATGACATATTTGTGTTCTAAAATATTTCCTCTTGGTGAGTTAAGTGCTGGAGTTGCCCATCCAGCTGCTTTTAAAACATCACCTTCTTTAAACTTTTTGTTCTTAAGATTAATGAATCCCCAAACAGACCTTTTTGGATAACTGTTTGAATCTGGGTCTTCAACACTTACAATCTTGATGTAAGAACGACCAACTTCAGCAGTATGATAACTGTCTTTTTCGTTGTAATGTTTCCATTGTTTTTTATACTCTGCATCGATATCTTTGCAAAGTGTTATCACTGCATTCTCTAAGTTTTCATTACCTAGAGGTTTATTTAAATATTTTGCTTCCATTATTTACTCCCTTCATATGATTTCATCCAAGCTGCAACAATATCTCTTGCTTCAAACTTGTTGATATCAAAAACATCTACTAAAACACTAGCTGCACCAAACATATTAATTTGACCAGACTCTTTTAGTGTATCTAAAAAATCGAAATAACTATCCATTATAATCCACTCACTCCTAGAACTAAAACACAGATATTAGCACCCACTAATACCCATTCAAAATTCTCTTTTATTTTTCGTTTTAACTTTAATAATTCCCAACTCATGTATACATTATATCAAAATATGTACCCTAGTGTAAAGGTCTAACATCACCATTTACAACGATGCTCACAAGATTGAAATTACCTATAATAGTAATACCAATACGAGAATTTACTGAGTCACACATAAGTGACCAACTTGCATCTTGCATATTTGATTTATCCATTGCAAGTTGCATTTCTTTGGAATTTAAAGGGACATCAATAACACGAAAGTCACCACCCCTTTGTTGAATTTTTATACCATTTATCATATTACTCTCCTAGTATTAACATTATACTAAAAAGTGTACCTATGGGTCAAGTATTATATGATGTTGCGTTCTCGAAATCGTGATGGACATTACCAGCAATACAATATCTTTGAGTTTCTATTGTGACTGGTTTTACTTGATGATAACAGTATGCTGGAAAGATTACCAGTTGTCCTGTATGTGGTGGAATGGAAAGAAGAGTTTCTCCCCATTGTTTGGTTTTATCTTGTACATGTTCTGCACAATTAGATAAATCTAGTTCTATACTACCATTTGGAACAGTACATATTTCTAATGGTTGTGCAATTTTTGGGTCTTCGATGTATGGATAATAAGTCCAACTTATCCCAGCTGGGTCATGATTATGTGCTGGTGTGACATCATTAACTTGATATCCCATTCCCCATACTTGAGTAAATACTGGTTGATAGTCTGTAATGTTTGCATTGTATCCTATAATTACATGTCCAATCCAATCTAAAAGTTGTTGAATATATGGACTATCGAATGATTTCCAACCTGTAAAAAGTGAAACACCAGCATTGATTGTATCATGTACACCTTCACCTTTTCCATTCTTTTCATGGATGTATTCTACAAGATTAGGGTTGATACTTGATATATCTTCTGGTGCATCAATAGTAAAGACCTTTGTATTTACACTTTGGTCTCCTATTTCATAAAATTTATATGTTCCATCCATCTGTTTTTTCTTCTGAAATTCTTCGACCAGAATCACTATTATCAAATGCAGGGCCTGAGTCATGTAATTCTTCTGTTGCAGATTGTTCACAATCATACAACTTCATACGACTTCTATCTACACCTATGATGAATCTTCTGTAGTATGTTGGGTCATTGTATCTATTCTTTAACTGTTTAACCATGATTTGGTCTAACTCTTCTAGTTCTTCTGTAGATATTAATGCAATCATTAAGTCTGCTGTTGCTGGTAAACCAAACGATTCAGATGTATCTTCAAGTCCTACATCTGTTGATGTGAATCCTTGTCTGTTAGTTTGTGTTGCAGTAACAATTGGTAGTTTAAATTCAACTGCAAGTCCTCTTAATTCTTCTGCAATACTCTTAACCATTGTATAAGAGTTTACATTTGCACCAGCTCTCATTCTTGCAGATGCACAAATGTTTAGATAATCGATATAAATTATGTCTGGAAGGAAATCTTTTTTAAGATTGAGTTCTTGGAGTAGATGTCTAAAGTGTCCTGTATGTGCAGATGCAGTTGGATATTCTTTAACAATTAGTTTACCTGTTGTCTTATCACGAATAGATTTAACTTTCTTATCGTACATATCTTTTGGTAGATTAGAAAGTTCTTGGATAGGTAGATTCATTAGATTTGCATCGATTCTTTCTGCAATCTTTTCTTCACTCATTTCCATAGATATGTAAAGTACATTCTTACCCATCATGAGATTATTGGCTGCACAATGACACATGAATAGTGATTTACCAACACCTGTTCCTGCCATAACGACATTCAAGGTTTTATTTGGTAAACCACCCTTCGTAATCTTGTTCATCATTTCAAGGTCAAATGGTAGTTTATCTTCTACAGTATTGTAAGATATAAACCTATCATCTGAATCTTCAATGAAGTCATGACCAATGTGTTGGTCAAAAGAAACTGACAATGCATCTTTTAGAATATCTGGAATCTCACCCTTTTCTCTGGATGATGACTTATCAATGATTTGAATACTTTCCATAACTGCATTATAGATTGCTCTATCTTTACACCACTTCTCAGTTTCATCTACAAGAAAATCATGTGGTGTTTCATCAGTACTTTGTTTGCACTCATTGATAACAGTCATAGCATTCTTTACATCTTCATCATTAACTCCAGTCAAATCATTAAGTTGAATACTAAGTGCTTCATGAGTAGGACACTCATTATACTTCATAAAGTATTCAGTGATTTGTTTATAAACTAACAGTTCAGACCTATCTGAAAAGTATTCCTCTTCAAGATAAGGGATTACTTTTCTAGTAAATGTGTCTGAAACAAATAGATTCTTTAGTATAATTTCTTCAATTCTATTCTGCATCTATCTCACTTTCTTCTTCGATGACATCAGTATTTCCATATTTAAATTCTTTCTTACAACATTCATTTAGTTGGTCTAAAATATCTGTTGTAAAATAAGTCTCTGGATTGTTGTTGATGGTTTTACCAAATTGTGTTTTACCATCTGGAAGTTCAATCCTTGTAGACACCTGTTTAAATATGCCATACTTCAATGCTAGGTCAAGTAAACCATAATACCTATCAAGACCTTTATCGTAAGTTAGTCGAACATCGACCATTTTGTTTTCTACTGTAAGTCTTGACTTATGATTCTTACAATGAATGATGTTACCAATAACTTCTGTTCCATCTTTTTCTTTCTTCTTGGAAAGATAGATAATAGATGAAGCTGCATATTTCAGACCACTTCCACCACCCATTTCTTTTTGTGGAAACATAGAACCTATTACATCGTAAGTATGGTTGCATACTATCATTGGAATTCCAACCTTACCAAGTTTCAAGGTTAACACTCTGAATGTACCTTTGATGACTTGTGCTTTGGTCATGTCTCTGACATTTTTACCAGAACCAATATCTTCTGTTTCTTTGATTGTAGATAACATACCAAGTGAATCTAGAACAAAGAAAAGTTTCTCATCACCTTTCTTTTGTTTATCAAATCCATCTATGATATTAACTGCTTGAGTTCTAAACTCTTCAATAGTTGTTACTGGAACTAAAAGAATACGACTTGTATCGATTCCTCTTTCTTCCAGCATTTCTTGAGTTAGTGCAGATTCAGATTCAAAATAAACAACATTACCCTCTGGGTTATCATTTAAAAACTTTTGAACCATTCCTAGTGCAAAAAATGTTTTACCTGTTGCACTCTCACCTGCCAGTGCAGTTATCTTATTAGATGGGATACCACGATAGATATCACCACTCACTAGTGCATTTAAAATATAAGAACCAGTATCAATGTAACCATCGACATCACCTGCCACGATTCCATCAGATACGATTCCTGCTAACTCATTACCACTTGCTTTTGCAAGGTCTTTCAATAAATCCATAATATATTCCTCGACTGTTATACTATTATACTACCAATCCCTGTTCTGTCAACCATTTTCTATTTTCAAGATGTTGTTGCTCAACTAAGTCTTTATTCTCACCATTATAAACTACTGCATGGTGGTCTTCTATACTCTTATCGTTGTAACATTCAGACATATCTGGGTTATAAATTCTTCCAAGTATTCTACCAAACTTTCCTTTCTCAGTAGATTCTACTAATACTGAATCATATTTTGCAGCCCAATCTTTGAAGTATTGTTTTGATGCAAGACCAAATTTCTTTTCTTCTAAATCTCTGGTTCTAGATTCTGGTGTATCAATTCCTGTTAAACGCACTCTACCTTTATATAAAATATCAAATCCTAAATGTAAAGTTACATCACATGTATCGCCATCAACCACTCGTGTAATATCTGCCCTGTAAATATGTGGGTTCATTTTCTCTCCTTTAGGAGACAAAATCCCCTATTAATTAATTAAAAAAATCTTCTAGACTCGACTGTGGTTCAGTCGACCAACCTATTTTTTCAAGTATTAATTTGAGAGGTTCAATGAATGACTTATCAAATTGTAAATCATAATCTATGTAGGAATGGAGATTAAACTCTCTAGGTAAAGTATTTATAAAACCTATGACATTCTCTTTGTGTGGATTGGGTATTTTTAGGTATAAAAATCTGATATTCTCACCACTTGATATTGGTTCGAATTGCATGTCTAATCCTTTTTGATTTACTAAATGATTAAACATCAAAGATGCTCTTACATGCATTGGTGTTCCTTTTCTATAAACTGAAACTGCATTTGCATATTCAATCAGATTGTTAACTCTTCTTGGGAATGCAATATCATATGGGTCTAGTTCTTTAAATTCTTTTCTTGCATTATCAACAAACTCATGGACAAGTTTTTCATCACCCTTCATGACAACTTTGATTGCATCTTCCAACTTACTACGAACCCATGCTGGTGTAGATGACTTTGCAGTTTCAATACCCATCATCTTAAGTTTGGGTTTTGCAAGTCTTACACCTTCGTTATCATATACATTGAGAATGTATCTTTTCTTGGCAGTCCAGATACCTTTGTCTGCAATTACCTCACGACCCATAACCATTTTGTTTTGGTATGCACTAGAGTACTCTGCCAGTTCTTCATAACATTTGTTTATGACTTCTTGCATTTTACCATTACCAACTTGGTCTAAGAACTCGATAGGATTTTTTGGATTAACCTTTTTGACAAGTTCATCAAATCTTACATAGATTGAATCAGTATCGATTGCAACAACATAGTCATCTTCTGTCTCTAAGATGATATTTAAGTACTTGTTAACTGCATGTTCGACCCATTTAATTGCAAGTTGACCACTAGATGTAACAGCCTCTGCAAGACCAATCTCAAAATATCTGAACCACTCATTACCAATTGCACCATAAGCACTGTTCAAAGAAATCTTACGAACCATTTGATTGTTATATGCAATTGCAATCTCTCGATTTAGTTCTTGTTTTCTTCTAGGGTCATCTGTAGTCTCAAACTCTTTCTGATACTCAATCATCTTATTCTTCCATAAGACTCTTTCATCATACAAGTTCTCTAAAATCTCTGGAAGGAATCCTTGTTTTCTTTTACTGAACTTTGCACCATTTGGTGTTTGTGCAAATAGATTGTTTGTTCTAACTTCCTTCCTTAACATCATATCAACATTAGTTGTATCACTTGTCATTCCAGAAAATGTCTCTGGACTAATATTGTATTGCATAATTAAATGTGGATACAGAGAGTTTAAGTCAAACGACATAACCCATTCATGCATTCCAACTTGTGGGTCTTTTACATATGCACCCATGAATTGTTGTTTCTTGGGAGCACCACCTCGTGCTGGTGGAACAATAATGTTCTGTTGTTTGAGTCGATTGAATATTAGAATATCCCAATATCTTACTTGTCTGAATGCATCAAGATAGTTACACTTTGCAGTATATGCCATCTGAATCATTAGACCCATCAATCCTAGTTTATCTTCTAGTTCTTCTACCAAAGTCACATCACGAACATTATACTCTAAGAACTTTTGATAATCTTTCTTGTAGAATAGATGCATTGCACCAAACTCTTCATAGTTGATTTTACCTTTACCAAGTTCTATTTGTGATATGTTTTCTAGTTTGTAACTATCTCTTCTTTTAAATGTAAACTTCTGATAAAGTTGCAAGTAATCTACAACCTCAACACCAGTTAGTGTATATGCTTGTTGTTTCTTACCAAATGTATCCCACTCACGAACTGTTGTAATGTTCCAAGGCGATAGTTGGTCTGCAATAGTATTACTGAATAGTTTACTAATTCTATTGTAAAGATAAGTGATATCGAACTGGTCAACATTCCAACCAGTAATAATGTCTGGGTATATCTTTTTGTATTCTTCTAGGAATGTTTTGAGAAGTTGTTTTTCGTTTTGACAATGAAAGTATTTGATTGTTGGGTCATTATGTTCCCATGCTTGAGTACCAAAAACATATTTGGTATCATGTCCAAACATCTTAAATGTAATTGCATTGATTTCTTCTGCAGCTTCTGTTGGTTCTGGGAATCCATTCTCACACTCACACTCGATATCAAGATTCATGATACGAACATGTCTCATCATCCACTCAATATCTTGAGGGAAGTATTCTGCAATGTATGCGTAAGGATGTCGTTCTATTCCATGAACATCAAAACCTTCTACATCTTTCCACTTCTCACGAAACTGTCGTGCTTGTGCAATAGAGTTGAACTTCTTAGGTTCTAGGTTTTGTCCTTTTACAGAACGAAAGGATGAGTCTTTGTTCGTTGGAACATAGAATGTAGGTTTGTATTGAACCTGTTTTTGAATATACTCCCCATCCTTGAACTCACGAACAAGGATTAGGTTTCTATGCTGATAGACATTTGTATAAAAGTGCATCTAGTTATTATACTACTAGATTACTTTTTGGTCAACAAAATGTTTTTTTAGAGTTGATATCTTATCTTCTGCCTCTGCAATTTTAGCTACTTGCAAATCGATAGACTCAAGTATCTCTGGATGTTCTCCAATACCTGCTGGTTTTTCAAGATAGATATCAATATTCATCTTTGCTTCTGCAATGACTCCTTCGTATTTAAGAAGAAGTGCTTTCACGATTCTTGTTTTCATTATGTAATAATAGATGGTTGTGGTGGAGTAATTACTTGACCAGTGATTGATTCGTACTGATTACGAAGTTTGTCTTCTGGTTCTGCTGTAAATACTATATTCTTATGGTTGACTATGATTGTTTCATCTTTTGCCATTGACCCATAAGGAACTAACTGAATGTTAAATCCCTTTTCACTTTGACTCATTAGGATACCAAGAGGGTTTTTCATAGTAACTGTTGTTCCACCTTCATCCTTGTAGTCTGTCACAAGTTCTTCACCTGTAACTAATTTCAAATATTTTATATTCATACTTCCTCTAACATTTTCATTAATCGTTCTGCACGATTAGTGACTTGGTTATACCATCTTGAATCTCTTCCTTCAACTGCAGCTTGTTTCCAATCATTGGATTCAATTGCTTTCTTGAAGTTCTGAAATTTAGATAGTCTTGTCATACCCATGTTAAAGGTCATGTTAACTAAAACTCTTTGAACCTCATCTGGATAACTTTCTAAATCTGGATAAAGTTTTCCACATTCCTCTACATGTTCTGCAAAGTCATGATTCCATACTTCATCCACCCTTTCTTCTGATACTGGTGTATCAACTTCTTGACCAAACTCTGGGTCTGATTCTTTTACTAAATGTCCAATACCAAAGGTTGGATAACCTAAGTGGTCTTTGTAGATTGCATAAACGACACCTTCATCCCTTATGATTTCGTACTTAAGTTGACTTGGATTCTTGATTTTCATCTTTGAGTAACTCCACGGCTTTATCACCTTGTTCTTGTAACATTTCGATAAGGATGTCACCCATGATTTGATTGAACTCTGTATCATCTGATATAGTTTCCTTCAATGAGTCTGGACACTTACGAACTGCTCTAGTAAAATTTATGGTTGGTGGTGTATCTTCACCTTCTACTGGTAGAAACTGAACTTCACCATAGGTATATATGATTCCCTCATACTTACCCTCAGTTATTTCTACACCATTTTCACCATCTTTTGCATTGACAACAATTTTGTATTTTGGGGTCGACATTACTGTGCCTTAAATACTTCGTTGACAATATCTTTCTTGAGTTTTTTAGTATCAACCTCAACTCCTAGTTTTTTACCCTTTTCAGCAAGTTGTGCTTTAGTGAGTTTACTAAGAACTGGTCTTGATATCTTTGTAGTCTTTTTTACTGTAGGTACAGGCTTAACAACTGGTGGAGTCTTTGAAGACTCTACATATGCCCAATATCCTACTGCACCTAAGACAACTGCAATAATAATATATTCCATACTATATCTCCTCAGTAGGAACTTCTTCTACTGAATCATTAAATCCAAGATAGTCTTGGACTTCGGTTATAAAACTGCTAGGGGATGATGCACCATAAGGGTCATCTTGTGCATTGTCTTGATGATTAGGTTCTGGGCAGAATAACTGTACAGTTCCATCACATACTAACATTGCATATCTCCAAGACCTAAGTCCAAAACCTAAGTTGTCTTTTTTGACTAACATACCTAAGCTTCGTGCAAGGTCTCCACATCCATCTGCAAGTGGTTTGACTTTTTCAATTCCTTGTGCTTCGAACCATGCATTCATTACGAATGTATCGTTTACAGATGTACAGTAGATTTCATCTACTCCAGATTCTAAGAACTGGTCGTACATTTCTTCAAAGCCAGGCAATTGTTGAGTCGAACAAGTTGGAGTGAATGCTCCTGGCAGACCAAAGATAACAATTTTTTTGTCATCCATTAATTGGTCTAAGTGAACAACATTCCAGTCATCGTTTTCACGAACATGAAAAATGACATTGGAAAGGTCGTTTAAATTTCCTTTGTTTAACATAATAAAAATACCTCTATAATTTTATTTCAACTATATTTAGTATACCACGAGACTGGATGTTGTCAACTCTTTTTTATTCCACTAAAAATTCTTTAGATAACTTCTTAGTTCCTATAGAGATTTTCTTAGGTTTCTTTTCCTCTGGAATAATTTTTGTAATTGGAATCGATAGAATACCATCTTCTATAGATGCAGAACCGACTTCAATGTCATCTGCAAGAACAAAGTTTCTTTTCCATTTACGAGATGCAATACCAGTGTGAATTGCACTTGAGTTTGCCACTCTTTCTGGATTTGGGTCTGACTTGTCACCAAGAACTCTTAGTTCATTTTCTTGAACTTCGATATCTATGTGGTCTTTTCCGAAACCAGCACATGCAATTTCGATAACAAAGTGTTCATCATCGACTTTTGTGATATTATAAGGGGGGTACGATTGACTGTTGTTTCTTGAAACATTATCGATTCTTCGAAAGAAGTCATCAATACCAATTGAGAATGGACTTGTAAGGTTCATCATTTCCTGTAAGTCCAGCGTAGTTAATTTTACCATTTTTGCCTCCATTATTATGCAAGGTTAAATTATGTGACCACCAAATGTGCATCACTATAGTATATATAAGGATTAATCTTTAGATTTCAAGTCTTTTTCAACAAATTCTTTAATTTGTTCAAGTTTATACCATAATCCAGAATAGATTCTAGTACTATCTTTACTTTCTACGATATACCTTTTGTAACCATAGGGTCGTTCAGAAAAGATTCTGACATCCCCATAGGATTCTTCTAATAATCTCATAGTTCCTATTATCTCATGAAATGGGTATTTGTCAAGTAGATAAACCTAAACCAATGAGGTAGAACGAAAGCAACATAAACCCAAATACTAGGACTTGAACTACCGACATGACTGCAACCTGTTTCATAGGATGTACATCTACAATTTTTTCTACCATAGATTCGTTAGGTGCAAGGTT